GAGGCACATTTATTAGACCATTGCGTATGATTATAATTGCTTGATCTTGCTTGTGCGTATCCGTGCTCCACAAATCCAAATTATCGTACATCCATCTAAACATGGAATCCATGTCTTCAGTACTTGCTTGACTACACATCAGTTTCCTAGCTTCTATAATTTTACCAGCTTTAAATAATGCTACAGCGTCTAGCTTCCAATCTTTAACTGACTGATCATTGTCGCCTGGTTTAACTAAAGTGCCGGTCATGCTATTGGGTTGTACTAAATTTAAACATTTGCGCAAGTCTGGGTAAGTGGCACGCACATAAGAATCTAGTGTGTCTAAATCAAATTCAACTTCCTCAGTCACTAATACAGTTGCTACACGAGCAGTAAACTCTGTAATATCTGTTTTTTCAATATGGAAACCTTGACAACGACTATGTATGGCCGGCATAATTTTGTTGGGATAATTACAAGTTAATATAAAACGAACTGATTCAGCATAGTCTTCCATTAAGTTACGAAGTGCTGGCTGTACAGAATTAATATTCATATAGTCAGCTTCATCAATTAGTACCACTTTAAACTTACCAAATGGCATAGTACTACAAAATCCAATTAGTTTGTCAATCCATTCAACTTTGCGAGCATCTTTAGATCCATTAGCAGACATAACATCATATTCATCTACACCTAACTCGTTGATTAGAAGTTTGGCTAATGTAGTTTTGCCTGTGCCAGGACTGCCGGATAATAACAAGTGAGGAATACTACCTTGTTTAATCCATGCTAAAACTTGTTGCCGTTGACTTTCGTCTGTAAACACATAACCTTCTGTGGTATTAGGTCTAAATTTTTCTGTCCAAAGGGATTGCATTTATATTTTCCTTATGCGGTTGTTTTTTATTATTAGGGTCGGGCTTTTTAGTTCCAAATATTTTTTCCCAGTTTGATTCAACTACGTCATTTGGCGCAAGCTGTGGTCTGCGCCCATGACCTTTGCCGCCATCACCACCTAAAGCCATTAAACCAATTCCTCGGCAATTCCTAAAATTTCAGCAAACACTAGTATGTACCCAGCCGCTTGAATATATGGATTCATTTCTAGCCACCCACCGCCAGCAAGTGCTAGACCAGCCACAATTCTAAATACACTTTTAATGAGGCTAATATTTCTATGATTCATAACAGTTCCTTTAATTAATGGTGGCAAATGTGGGCATCGACCTTGTTTCCAATTACAATTAATTTTTGGAAATTGCCCACAAGCTGTACATTTTTCTTGTTTCATAAAGTATATTATATTGTCTAATACCCTATTTTACAATAAACTTTGGTTAAGTTGGCATTTCTTGTTTTTCGATGTGTACCGCACTAGAGATGCCTTCAACGTCTGGGCATTCTTTTTCATCGGACACCATCATAATACATTTTGGATCAACCTTGCGAATTGTACGCTCGCCCGTTTCATCTTCGATTTCCAAGCCACGAGTCCAACGCCCATGTTCAACTAGAATCCATTGCCCAACTTTTACATCTTGTTGTTTAGGACCCACGGCATAAACGCGACCCCATCGTGGGCGAATACCATGTCCTTTGCCGTTATCGTTTGGCAACCAAATACCACCGTTAGTAATACGCACATCGAATGCCATATCTGAAACTAGGATATGATCTTTTACTGCTACAATTTGTTCCTTGCGTAACTTGTGTGGTGAAAATGCTGGTTTCATTTTGTTTCTTTTTGTTTTTTGGAACGAGCAATGGCACCAGCCAAGCCGCCAGTTTCTTTAGGATCCGTTGAATCAGAGACCGATTCAACGGGAATATTTTCTACTACAGGAGCAACAGGAGCTTTTACTACTGTAGGAGCAGGTTGATGTGCGGCAGCATCGCGACTGCTTGTATGTACCGGTCCTTCGGTTACATTAGTTTGACGTTGAATACGTCGTGTTACTTGCTGACTTTTTGAATCTATTACTTTGCCTTGGGCGTCAATACGATCTCCGCGGGCATTAACACTCATATTACCAACAGCACGAACGTGTTCATTTTGAAGACGTAGAGCGCCCATATCAATTGTTTTACCTCTGGAACTTTTGTAAATTTTTTGTGTCATAATCTTTCTCCTAAATTCTCGTTGTATTTAACGTAAAAATTCGTTGATATTTAATTTGTAAAAAATTGAGTCAATTTTATGTACGCCTAATTTATAAAGTACATATGAAGCTGTGGAGCTACCGCGACCAACTCCCCAAATTACATGATTTTTGGTCATTAAATCTACCAAATACTTCAAATATTTGAGTAAATTGAATAAAACACGTTCCTGATATAATAGCAATTCTTCAGCGCATCTTTGTAACTCTGTTTCATTACTACATAAAGACAAAATATATTCGGCAATGTCTAAATCTTTGTACGCTTGTGGCATATGCCAGTTTTGTTGTTGTACATGATCCCATTCTGGAATAAGTGCATCATCAACATAATTATAATAAACGAATTTGTTGGGAAAGTCTTCTACAAATTCAACTATTTTTTCAATATTAACTGTGCTGTCTACTAACATGCCATTTAATGATTCAACTTCACGACCTTGCATAAGCAAATCAGCTACATCGTTGTTGTCAAAAATCATTTCACCGTAATTATTCTGTTTCATCTTTTCGTTTAAAATCAGCAAATACCACTGTGTTTTCTTCCTCTTTATCAATGGCAACGTCTTTGATATCGGGCCATTGTAGGTCTAATTCACGCCAAACGCTACTGTGATGCATTGTAACAATTTTATCGGAATCAATCAAGTCCGTGTCACAATGTACCAAATCCACAGTATCCCACCATTCAGGTACTTCTACATCATTTATATTTTCAATTTCACTGTGTACATAAATCAATCCATCACCAAGTACGCTGCTTAATTCCACCTCGCCAACAAGGAGTCGTTCTTCCGCAATGGCAGATAATTTAAAATGCAGCATAATACCCACTAGTTGGTCTACAGGATCTCCGGGAAACGTAGTAATTTTAATTCCAGCTTCTAAATATTTTTTACATTGCTCTTCATACTCACTGCTAATAAAAATAGAACTATCAAGTTCATTGTAGATAAAATGCTTTACACGTTCAAATGCTACATTGTTGGCATCTCCATCTGGAGTATTAGTCATCATGTAAATTTTAGCTGTGTAATTGTTCATTTGCATTTTTCCATTATAAAAAATGCCTGCTGTAAAGTTTACAGGGAATTGTATTCTCACATTCATGAAATATCTATGATTCCATTAAAATCGGTACCGGTTTGATCGGTACGCATTTTTTGTGTGTATTTGGTTTGATAAGTGTTCAATGACATACGCAATTGATTACATAAATCATTATTGCCAATACGATAAGCAATTGCAAGTTTTTTATTTAATTCAGTGATTTTTTCACTGAGCTCTTCGGTAGTGAGAGCATCAAGGCTAGGAATTAGTGGGTGTTCGGGGTAGTCCATATCCTAATTGTATAGGATTTTTGTCAGTAAATCAATAGTTTTGATTAGGCAAACACACAACCATTGTTGCCAATACACCACCAAGCTGAATTGGTATATTGAAGTGTACAACCAGTTCCAGTTGAACCTAAAGTAATGTGACCGGCTCCGCCCCATCCTGGGGTGGCAACAGTAACTACCATTGAACCTGCAAAAGTTTGTGTAAACACTTTGATTTGTCCTTCAACACCATTGGCTAGTGTAGCTGTACCAGCTGTGGTAAAATAACTTGTGGTAACAGCCAAGTTTGCAGCTCCGGCACTAGCTAAACTTTCACTACTGGCATTAAATGGTGTTAGCGATTGGTTGGCTTGTGAAAGTGTAACAGTAGTTCCGCCATCGGAAGTTACAAATGTAAATGTATAAACTCCTGTAGCCGCAAATTCCATTATGTTTGTGGCAGGATCTAATCCTTGAACACCTGTTGTATTAACACTTACGGCAGTGGGGAAAGTTACAGTATAAGCAATGTCAGTTACGGTAATTTGTACAGTTACCAATCCCATTTGGCCTGCGATGGGGAAATTAGTAAAACCTAAAGTTAAACTGGCCCCAGTAGTAACAGTTTGATAATGCCCTGAAACATAGTTAATTGTAACAGTACCTGACAACACTCCCAAATTTACAGTAGTAGCGGCAAAATCACTAATTAAGGCATTAAGCAACGGCGAATTTAACATGTTATTTTGTGTAGTCAATGCGCTACCGCCTGTCAATTGAGCGTTTACAATAGCTTTGTTTTGCAAATCAGTAATTTCATTTGCAGCGTATTGAAAATTTGTTGAAGTGTTCGTGAAATTATCACGAAAACCTTGCGAATTATTGTCCTGACCAGCTACTGGGTAAGCGCCATTAATGTTATTCGGGTTAATTTGTGAAGTCATTTTTTACTGTTCCTAGTTGTTGCTGTATTTAGTTATTTTAGTATCTAAACAAAATTAATAAAAGTTGTTTACTCTGGGGAAAGTTTGCCCCGTAGAAGGTCTTGTATCATGTGTATCTCTTTTAAGATATACACTGATCATTATTGGGGTATTAAGATCAGTCAATAAAGACATATCACTGTTCAGTCTGTAATAAAGTAAATGTTACTGATATATTTCCAGTTACGCTATCATTATTAACTACTTTTATGGGAATGGCCGTAGTTGGAGGGGATTCAAGATTAAATCCAAGAACTCCGGGAGTAAAGTTTGTTGTGGCAGCAACGTTGCTGACGGCTTCGGCTATTACTCCTGATCCTGGGGTAGGATCAGTGTTTATAGTGCGTGTATAATCTGAAACTGCCGCCGCATTTGAGGTATACACAGTAACCCAAGCGCCAGCATTTGATTGTATGCTGTAAAGAGCATATCCTTTGAATCCATTTACAATAATATTTGCGGCAGCATTGGCAGCTAAACTAGGTGTAGTAATTGTAATTTGAGTTCTACTGGCCATTCCAACATTAGAAACCCCAGTTAAAAATGCTCCGTTTCCAATAAAATAGCTACCAGCGATATTGCCAGTAGCTGTTACGAGACCCACAGTGGTTATGTTACCACCAGTTACGTTGCCAGTAGCAGTTATTAATCCGGTTGTGTTAATATTTCCACCGCGAACATTTCCGTTAGCACTAACAACTCCTGTAGATAATATAGTTGAACCAACTATATTGCCAGTTGCTGTAACAGTACTAACTGATCCCAACGCTCCATTATATGTTGGCATATATGCCGCTACATTAGAATTTCCATAAGCCCCGACAACGTTTCCAGCACTAATGCCAGTTAATTGACTGCCGTTTCCAATAAAATAATTAGCACTTACATTACCTGACAAAGCAAGAGAATTAGATGCTACTATTTCTGAATCCACTGAATTATATTGTAAAACACTTATATTAGATAACGTAATATTTCTTATTGGCGCTATGTATAGCCCTGCATTTGTGGCGGCAAATGGTACGTCTAATCCATTAATTATAATAGAATTATTGGCTACTGTTGGATAGCCAGCATAAGCTCCTATGGCAATAGAATTCGCCCCTTGAAAATTATTACCAGCATATGCTCCAATAGCAACTGCTCCAAATCCTTGATTATTGTTACCTGCGCTATGTCCAATTGCTACTGCTTCGTTCCCTTGAAATAGGTTGCCTGAGTTACGACCTAGTGCTACTGAATTAGCCCCTTGTGTGTTATTCCCAGCAAAACGTCCAATTGCAACGGCACCGTTACCTTGAGTGTTGTACCCAGACTGGGTCCCTATGGCTATACTATCGTCACCCGAGTTTAAATTACCCGACAAATAACCAATGGAAACTACATTAGCACCTTGATTATTATTACCGGCGGAGTGTCCAATAGCAATAGAATTTCCACCTTGTGCCGTGCTGGCAGCAAGACGTCCTACTGCTATTGAATAAACCCCTTGTGTGTTTGACCCTGCAAATGAACCAAGTGATATAGCATTCGTACCTTGAAAATTATTACCAGCAGAATTTCCAATGGCAATAGTATCAATAGCAACGTTAGAGACGTCACCAGCATTTGTGCCAATCCATATATAACTTGGTCCATTTTGATTAGAAATATTACCAATGTTGGCCCAATCAATAGTTCCTCCAGACGCAATTACCCCTGTTAAATGACTGCCGTTTCCAATAAAATAATTTCCTGTAATATTTCCAGTTGACGTAACTGATGTCAGCGTACCAACAGATGTAATATTTGGTTGCGAATTTTCTACAACCCTTCCAGCTGCATTAGCGTAATTGGGAACTGCAGCAAAATTAGCGTCAAGTTCCGCTAAAGGTATTGGACCAGTTTGATTGGCAAAAGTATATGGTACCGTCATTTTTTTATCCTAAAATAGTTTAATATATTTATGTTTAAGTGTGTGCCCAAGGTATTGGCTGATTTAGGTTATTTACCCATGATATAAGTTCATTATATTCATTGATCCAATAAACTACGCCAGGGCCTGGGTAAGGGCCAACTCCAGTTTGTGGTAAACTTTGTAAAATATTCTTTTTAGGGAATAACAAATATTTGTCATAGGCATTAGTATTAGTATCTCGATCAGCAGGGGCAGTAAAGGTTAAACTGCCTCCGTCAAATTGTGTATCAAATACAGTAGTTCCAATACTGGATCCCCAATTAACAATTTCAAAATAATTATTATACCATCCTAATTGTTGGTTGTTATCGTTATTCCAAACTACATAT